GCTACAATCAGCAGCCCTTACACCTTTCTTGCTGCTGACCGAGCACAAACGAAAGTCTGGACAGGTGGTGTTGGCACTGGCACATTGCCATTAGCTGCAACACTGGCCAACAATTGGTTCACCTTAATTAAGAACAACGGCACTGGCACGTTTACGATTTCGACTACAGGCGCACAGCTAATCGACGGACAAGTTAGTAAGCAGTTCAATCCTGACGAGTCTGCTTTTATTATTTGCACAGGTTCAGCATACCTAACTGTCGGATACGGAATTAGCACGAATTACTCGTTCACAGTGTTGACGAAGCCTGTTACTGGCGGTGCTTATGCGCTAACTTCGAACGAAGCTGGTAACCTTATTCAAGAATACGTTGGCACGTTGGTTAGCAACGTCACAGTGACTTATCCACCTGTGGTAAACTTGTATGTGGTTTCTAACCAAACAATCGACAATGGATTTACGCTAACGCTAACTACAGGGATCGTTGGTTCAGCAGTAGCGACAATCCCTCCAGGACAGCAAGCCACACTGATTTGCGACGGCACAAACTTCTTGAATGCTAACACTGTGCAAGCTGGTGCGACTTCTTTAAGCATTATCAACGGCACTGTTGGAACACCTGCGATTAACTTTGCAGCAGAAACAAACACTGGTATTTGGAGAGCTGGCGCTGGCGAGTTCGACATTGCTGTTTTGGGTGTTAATCGCTTCTCGCTAACTGCTCTTGGGCTGGCTATAACAGGCACTGGTAATTTCACAGGTGGAATTTCAGGAGGCACATTTACATGAGTCGTAAAGTATTTGCCTTAGACACTCTTCCTGGAATCCAGCGAGACGGAACTGTTTTCGATCGTAACTATTACGTTGATGGTCGTTGGGTGAGATTCCAACGTGGTCGTCCTCGTAAGATGGGTGGCTACCGAGAAATTGTAAACAATTTGGCTGGTCCATCGAGAGGCATTTACGTAAACCCACAAAACAATTTCAACAATGTTTACAGTGGCTACAATAACGGATTGCAGTTGGTGCCGATCGACAATAATGGTGTTGGTTCAGGTGTAACAGATATCACATTGACTGGGTTTACACCGAACACAAATAATCTTTGGCAGTTTGACACTTACACCGACACAAACGGCACTGGAAATCAAATTCTGCTCACTCATCCTGGACAAAACCTTACCGACATAAACAATTCGGTAGAAACTCCAGTTCTCGGCAACGTAATCGGCACGACCACTGCTAGTCCGATCGGTGTGTTTACGATTGCTGCAACGCTAAACTCTACGACCACTGTAACAGTTGCTTCGACGACGCAAATTGGAGCTGGACAATCTGTTTCAGGATCAAACATTCCAGCAGGTGCGACTGTTACTGTTGTAAACAATTCCACGACATTTACAATCTCCGCTGCAGCTACAGGCTCTGGCTCGGCAACGCTAACTATAAACAACAATATTTCGGTTTCTGGCGGTGTTGTTGTTTTGCATCCATACGTGTTCGTTTATGGAAATGCAGGTCTAATTCAAAACTGCTCTGCTGGTAACATAAATGATTGGGTCTCTGCAGACGCCAACGAGGTAAACGTGGCGACTGGTAAGATCGTGCAAGGGTTGCCAGTGCGTGGTGGTACGACTGCTCCTTCAGGCTTATTCTGGTCAACTGATTCTTTGATTCGTGTTTCTTACACCCCGACAACTGTTAATACAGGTGGCACTCCTTCCACGATCTATTGGCGCTATGACTTAATCTCGAGCCAGTCATCTATCCTTTCCAGCCAGTGCGTTATCGAATACGACGGAATTTATTACTGGGTTGGTGTTGACCGATTCCTAATGTATAATGGTGTGGTGAAAGAGATTCCGAACGCTTTCAACCAGAACTACTTTTTCGACAATTTGAACTATGCAGCTCGTGAAAAGGTTTATGTAACCAAAGTGCCTCGTTTCGGAGAGGTTTGGTGGTTCTTCCCTTCTGGCACTTCTACAGAGTGCAACGATGCAATCGTTTACAACATCCGTGAAAACTGCTGGTATGACGCTGGCCAAGCAATTGGTTCACGTCGTTCGGCTGGTTACTTCTCGCAGATCTTCCCATTCCCAATAAATGCAACTTGGGAAACAAATGCGACAGGTGGCGTCGGCGCTTACACAATCGGTAACAACGGCACTGGCTACACCAACGGCACTTATCCTTTGGTAAACTTGACAGGTGGCACTGGCACAGGCGCTAATGCATCATTCACTGTTTCGGGTGGGGTCGTTACGAATTTTGTGATAGGTTCACGTGGGACAGGTTACACTGTAGGTGACGTGCTCGGGATAAACTTAGCCACTGCTGGAGCAGTATTCCAACTTACAGTTACTTCACTGATGAACTTTGTTTCGCTTTACCAAAATGAATTTGGCACCGACTCGGTGCAAGGTGTTGTTGCTTCTGCCATCGAAAGTTACTTCGAAACAAACGATCTTGGCTGGGTTGCAGGTGGTCCATCGCAACCCTCGGCAGTGGGCGAGAATCGTTGGTTGCACATTGAACGCTTGGAACCAGACTTTGTTCAATCAGGAACAATGCAGTGCTTTGTCACTGGTCGCCCATTTGCGCAAGCAACTGACCAGACTAGTTCTGCTTACGACTTTACACCGACGACCAACAAAATCGACATGCGTGAGCAGAGACGAGAATTGCGTTTAAGATTCGTGAGTAACGTGCAAGGTGGCAACTACCAACTCGGTAAGGTTATCATTACGGCAGATATCGGCGACGTGAGAGGTTATTCGACATGACGATTGCTGTTGTTTACGACCCTCGCAACCTTACTTGGGATCACTGGGCTTCGCTTATGGTGGAAGCCTATGGTAGTCAACAGCTTGCAATCCCAACAGCAGAGTCTGAGTGGAGAGATTGGGCGACTGGTTTTTGTGGTATTGGTTTGTTTGAAAGTGATGCTGCTCCGAGTCCTTATGCCTTTGAAAATTGGCAAGATTGGGCTACGGCAGTGGTCGGTGCTGTTAGTTTACTAAGGGGATAAGAAATGACTATAAATTTCTTAGAGTTATTCAATGCGGTAGCAGAAGTGGCAAGACCAATTCATGTGAAATATAATCCAATTCCGAACATGACGGATAAAATCGCAGACTACGGAATGGACAGTTTGGATATGTTGATGGTGTGCGTTTACATGTGCGAGCTGCACGGCATACCTGAAGAAGTGGGTAAAGATTTGCAAGCAACGAATGTGCAAGAATTCCAAGAATTCATCGACAAACACAAAACCCAAGACCCTGAGTCGATCGAAGCTGCTGTGGAGTATTGCAAATGAAAATCTTTTTAACAGATTACCGCACTGCTTGGTCGTCAAATGTGAAACTTATCGGCGACATAAAATACCCACAGTCGGTGCATTTGTTTGAAGACACCTATAAACGAATCGCTACAGGACTGAGTTATGTACCCCATAAAGTCGCAGAGAAAGTTCTTGACCCCGTGCTTTGCGAGAGCCTACGTCAGGAAGATTGTAAAACTGCTTTTATTCTGGCAAGTGGTAATAGCCATTTTGCTGGCATCGGTGCTCGCTATTATGATAATTCGCTGAGCTACACCTACAAGTTTTTACCCTTTACACTTACCCAAGTTTACGCAGGTCGGATCGCCCAGTCTCTTGGCGCTTGCGACCAAATCACGACCGACTCGTCTGCATGCGCTTCCTCGCTAAAGGTAATGATGGACGTGCAAAACCTTATTTGGACTTACAAGTTCGATCGGGTTATTGTTCTTTCCGTGGAAGACGGAGTCTCGAATGCAGTGCTAGAGTTCTTCGGCGAAGCAAAAGCCTCACTTTCCTACTCGGAAGAGCAAAACGGCATTCTCCCGTCTGCTTTCGATGGTTCTAACTATGGTTTCAGAGTTGCCCAAGGCGCTGTTCTGGCAGTTTTCGAGTCTTCCGAGTATATGGAGCGCTCTGGTCATGCCCCAAAAGCCCAAATGTTGGGTGCTTATACTGCCTCGGAAAGTTGCAGCAATGCGATCGGGCAGCGTGAAGACGGACAAGGATTTATCAACGCCATAAAAGGCACACTGGAGGTGGCAAATGTTAGCAGCAATGAAATCGCTGTGGTCAAAACTCACGGCACTGGTACAAAATCTAATAACCAAGCTGAAAAGTCTGCGCTCGAAAAAAGCCTGACAGGGTTCATCGCAACATCTTTTAAGCCAACCATCGGTCACACGATGGGTGTTTCGGGACTGCTAGAAACATGTTTGTTGCTCGATTCGATGAAAAAGGGCATAGTTCCTAAGATAGAAAATAGAACGGAAAATGACGATGTATTCCTCTCCCATGACCGAGAAATTTCAGGCGGTGTTGTTCTTAGCTTGGCTGCTGGGATGGGCAATGTTTACTCGTCTGCGTTGTTTGACACGAGGGTCGCATAATGTTTGTAGATAGCAAAAAAGAAATGCTGGACGATATTGCTTTGCTTCGTCTTGCTTTTGAAAACTCAAAAACACCATACACAGTAGAAGAAGGGATCGCTGCTGTGCTGGCAGAATCTCGTATGCCGAACTGCATTATGATGCGTGAAGGGAATACTCTTTTCATTATTCAATATGTTCCAAAGCAGAAAAACCAAGGAATGTTCCGTGCTTTAAATGCGGACACTCCTGCTAATTATTTACAAAACAGTTTAGAATTCATCAAAGCTGCTGGTCTTGCGGGTTTTACCCTTTTGGTTAGCCAATTTCAAGACCCAGCATTGCTACAGATTTTTAAGTACATAAGCAGGAAACCACCTTTTCCAGGAATGGGATATGCCGTTCAGGAGATGAGAGAAGGTGGTTACCAAGTGACAGTTAATTTAGGTACTCCAAAAAGCGCCCATGGTGGCACTTTGCCTTCTGCACCTAAGAAAGCAAAGGGAGCGTTGTAATGGGTGGAGTCGTAGAGGCAATCGGAGATGCAATCGGTGACGTTGTTGAAGCAGTCGGTGACGTTGCTGAAGCGGTCGTTGAAGCAGCGGTTGACGTTGTTGAAGTTGTTGCTGACACAGTTGAAAATACAGTTGAAGCAGCTTTAGATGACCCAGTCGGCACGATCGCAAAAGTTGCTGCCGTAGCGACTGGTAATGCTTATTTGCTGCCTTACATAAGTGCAGCTAGCGTTGTTGCCAATGGTGGTAACCTTGAACAAGCTGCTATTTCATTCGGAACTGCCTATGTTGCGCAAGGTGTAGCGAACTATGTCGCTGCAGATCTTAGCACTGCCAATACATTCGACACAACTCCGTTCAGCGAACAAACTCGTATGCTTGCTGACCAAACAGGAGGCATGATCGCCAGAGATCAACTCTCAACAGCAATCGGTTCAGCTGCTGGTGCAGCGACAAGGACTGCAATATCAGGTGGTGATTTCGAAGACATCTTGACCTCTGGTTTGACTAGTGGTGCTGGAAGTTATGTTGGTCAAGAAGTCAAATCTGAAACAGGCGATTTCCTAGGTAAAACAGGTAGCACGATTGCTGGTAACGTGGCAGGTGCAACTACAGCTGGGCTATTACAAGGTAAAGATTTCGAAAATGTTTTAGGTAGTTCACTGGTCAACAATCTGATTAATGTGAACCTTGCTAACATGAATGTAGGCAAAGGTAACGAGCCTGTCAAGAAAGCGGAAACAGGCAGTGATGTCATGACTGCTTACGAGAATTTGAATCCTGCTGACAAAACTTTTGTAGACATGGCAGTTGCTACAGGCACTGACATAAGCACTGCTGTTAATTACGCAATAGCCAATCCTACTTTAGAAGTGCCTACAGGTGGAACACAGTACGCATCGATCGATAACGGAGTGCGTACGGATGCAGGTGGCGGTGGTGGCGAGCGTGAAGGTTCTGTAACAGTTGAAGGTGTTCGAGAACAAACAGAAGAAAAGCCAGAGTTCAAATACGGAGCAAATGGCGAAGTTTATGCTCTTGAACCAGATGGATCATACGCAAAACTGGATTACGTAAAACTCGACTCGCAAGGAAAAATCCTTACCTCTGACACAAAAGGAAATTGGACTGAAACAGGTGACTACGCAAAAGGCACAGAAGCATTGCGTTCCGCTGCTGACGACCCTAACAAACTGAGTTCTGAAGAGTTGGGTAAAGGTTATTACTACGCTTCTGACGGCACAATGCGCACGCCAGAAGGCTCAATGCTTATAAAAATTTATGGAACTAGCGACAATGTAACTTCTCCTGAAGAAGCTGAAGTAACTCCAGGATCAGAGTTCGACAAAGCAATGACCAAGATCGGTGGTTTGCTAGGTCTTGGTGGTGGCGATCCAAATTCTCCCTATCGTGCATTGTTCGGTGGCGGTGCTTACATAAAAGGTGAGCTGGACATGTCTGCTGCTTCTCCAATTGGTTGGGGAACGAAAGAAGAAAAAGACGAAGCGCTTAACTACATGGAAATTGTTTTACAAGATCCGAACGCTACAGTCCAAGACAAACAGTTAGCTCAGCAAGCGATAAACCGAATCAACGAAAGCAAAGTGACAGGACGTATAGGTGGTGGCGAGCCTACGACTGGCGGTGCAGAGAAAACTTTAGGTGGCGACACTGGCGGTTCGAGCGCAACTGCAGGCACGACAAGCACCTCTGGCTCTTCGAGTGCAATGAACGCTTCGACTGCAAATTACATTTCTAGCACTGTTAAGAATTTAGAAGATTCAGGCTACAAAGACTCAGACATTGTCACGCTGCTTACCAATACATTCGGGTTGGATCAAAACCGAGCAAGCAATTTGACCAATGTTGTTTCGACCAATGGTGTGGATGCTGGCAACGACTTCTTGCTTATGTCTTCGAGTTTGACTGGCACTGGTAATAAAACAACAGGGACAGGAACAACAGGCACTGGCACGACTGGCACTGGCACGACTGGCACTGGCACGACAGGAACAGGCACTGGCACAGGTTCGACAACGACTGGCACTGGCACAGGTTCGACCACTGGCGCTGGGACAAGCACTGGAACAGGAACAGGCACTGGAACAGGAACAGGCGATACAGTTGGAACAGGAACAGGCACTGGAACAGGCACTACAGTCGGGACTGGCGGTGGCGCAGGAACAGGCACTGGCACTGGTGGTGGCACTGGAGACGGAACAGGCACTGGTGGCACTGGTACTGCTGGAACAGGCACTGGCACAGGAACAGGCACTGGAACAGGCACTGGTGGCGGAAGCACTGGTAGTTCCGCTGTAACTGCTTTGTCTTATGGAACTTCAGGCGCTCCCAGCTCAGGCTCACAAACAGGCGCTTTGCCGAAAGGATTAAACGCATCTTATCTTTCTGCTGCACCAATTCAGGACTCAAATATGAACCTAGGACAATTAAAACAACTTTATCCACAATTAGCTGCAGTTGACCCAAGGATTCTTTCAACCTTGACAAGTAAGAGCAATATGAATGCGCCTGCAGGTGGCGCAACAGGGTTTACTTCTGGCAATTTGATTACACCTTCAGCTGGCTATCCTGCTCAAGCGTCGGGTCAAAATCCTGGTGGGGTTGCTTCGTTCATTCCGACAAATGATTTGATGTCTGGTTCTTACGATGCACTTTCCTCTGCGGGACTGCGCTCACTCGGTGCTTTGCCAAGTACTGGTTCGGTTTATGGTCTTAAAAAGGGTGGCTCTGTAAAGAACAAACGAGCACTACCACACGTGCCAGAGTTTATCACTGGTAAGACTGGTCACTACGTAGAAGGAAAAGGCGACGGACAATCCGACGATATTCCAGCAATGCTAGCAGACGGAGAATACGTATTCGATGCAGATACTGTAGCAGCACTCGGAAATGGATCTTCCAAAGCAGGTGCGCAATTGTTAGACCATTTCCGAGAAGCACTTAGAGATCACAAGCGCTCAGCACCGACGGATAAAATCCCTCCAGCTGCTTCGCCATTGGCTTATATGAAAGCAGCATTGAAAAAACACAAAGGATAAATCATGGCATTGACACAAGGCTCACCACTACCGAATATAACAACCACGCAAGGTCAAACGACCACTGCGCCAAGTTTTTATACAGACTATCTAAGCAACCTCGCTCAGCAAGGCACGACAGGTGCGCAAGGTGCAACTTATGTCGGTGCGACTCCGCTGCAACAGCAAGCGTTTCAAGCTACAGCTGCGAATGTCGGTAACTACCAACCTGCGCTAACTAGTGCCACAAACCTTGCGACTGGTGTTGGTAATTCAAACATTGCGAACAATGTAAGCAATTTCATGACTCCTTACACCCAGAATGTTGTCGACGCAATCGGCACACTGGGTCAGCGTAACATTCAACAATACCTCGCTCCTGGAGCTACTGCAGCTGCAGTTGGTTCGGGTCAGTTTGGTTCTAAGCGTGGCGCTGAAGTTCTTGGGCAAGCGCTTAACACTGGTATGCAAAATATCAATGCTGCTCAGGCGCAGGCACTGCAAACAGGATACAGCCAAGCATTGCAAGCAGCACAGAACCAAACAGCAAATCAGTTAGCAGCGAGCCAACAGCTCGGCAATTTAGCAGGTACGACTCAAAACTTAGGTCTTGGTGACATCAATGCGCTCGCTACGCTCGGTGCTCAGCAACAGCAAATTGATCAAAATGCAAGCCTGTTCCCCTTGCAAACTGCAAACACTGCAGCTGGTATCTTGCGTGGCTACACAATCCCGACCTCTGTCAACTCGACTTACACTGGTCCAATTCCTGGAGCGTATTCTGCTTCTCCATTGGCTCAGATTGCTGGTCTTGGCTCTGTGCTCGGTGCAGTTAGCAATACTAAACTTGGTGGCACTATTGGATCAGGTCTCGGCAGTCTTTGGGATTACTTTGCTAAAGGTGGTACTGGCGCTGAACCTACTTTAGACTTCAATAGCGGAGATACAACAGGGAATATAATTTATGACACAGATGGTGGTTACGCTACTTCTGGTGGAAATGTCGTTGACCCTAACGAATATAGTGGAGGAGTTTAATCATGGCACTACCCACTGGGGCAATTCCCGCAGCACCGCCAAATCTCGGAGCTGACGAGAGTGGTAAGAAAGAGTATTTTGATGCGCTTACAAAAACGCTAAAAGCGCTCGAAGACCGCTCGGAAAATTCTATCAATTTGTGGAATGTGGCTGGGCAGTTTTTGAATCCTGGACGCACAGGTTCGTTCGGCGAAGCATTAGGCAACGTGGCAGGTTCTGTCGGACGAGACGTCGAAAAGCAGTTAGACATGGCACTTCCAATCGCTCAGATGCGTGCTAACATCGCTGGACAGAAATACCAAGTCGAAAACGAAACAAAAGCACTTAACATGTTTGCGAACGCAATCGGTGTAACACCTGCTCAGGCTGCTGGCGCATTAGAGTCTGGCAATTTGACACCCGACATGCTGAGCAAGATCCCTTCAAATTTGTATGTAGCTATCAATAAACTCGATCCTAAACTTGGTGACAGCATCAAGAATGGTTTCAACATGGACGTTGAGCGTCGCAAGTTGGTTAACGACGACATCAAGAATGGCTTGAGCGTTGCGGATATGATCGCTAAGTATGGCGAAGGAATCAAGGTTTATCTGCCGTCGAACATGCCGAGCAGCAGCAAACCTGCAGAACCAAAAGCAACAGAAACGAAACCTGTAGAAGAGCCAGTCAAAAAACTACTCGCTCCGAAAGACCTTGCTTTGCAAATCGAAAACGATTTCGGAATAAAACTCGGACCACTAGCTTTAGAGCGCACCAGAGAGCAACAGCAAGACCTTATCAATCGAGCTGGAAAAGGCGAAAAAGGGATTTATAAACCTTCTCCTCTTGTGGATGGAAAAGACGTTTACCACGAAAATGCAATCGATGTTCCGCAAACTGTTCCAGAGTCTTACTTGCGTGCTCGTGGTTATTACAGACCTGACAAGAATGATCCCGTGCATGCAGTGCCACTTCCTGGATTTGGCCAGAGTGAAAAGAAAACTTCTTCAGCGCCTGCAGTTTCCAAACCTGTCGACATTAGCAAAGTTACAGTCGGATCTGACATTAGCGAGCTTCCATTAGCTGCACAAGCAGAAGTTAAAAAGACTCGTACAAACAGCCAAGACAAAATGTACGAAGTTCATCGTTCTGAGATCGCTGCTTACAATCCGCAAATGACCGATGAAACTGCCAATCGTTTACGTGAATTGCACGACATCGCTAGCAAGAGACCGAACATTTTCGGTTTGATGCAACAGCAAGGTTTACTCTCTGCGTTGAAAAACTCTGCACAGGAGGGAATTCAATTCGGTCGTCTTGGCTCGATCGCTTTGCCAGTGCAAACTTTCGAACAGAATATGAAACTAAGTCCTGCTGACCAAAGGATTTTGCGTCGTGCTTCACAGTTGATGGCTGAGCAATTTTTCGAAAATGCAAAAGCTGATAAATCTGTTCTTGGTCCGCAGATCTCGAACGCAGACGCTCAGTTCTTGCAGCGACCAATGGTTACTGAAAAAGACGCTGCATCGACAGTTCAGTATTGGGCTAAAAATCATTTGTTGCTTAATGCGCAACGTGGCGAATTGTTCAAATCTTTGCAGCAGCATGACGAGAGATTTGGAGCGAATGTTCCATTCGGAAGTTACTTTGGTTCTGATCCTTACGTTAACATTGTTAAGAAATATAGCGATTTGAATAAACAATTGCGTCAACGCTATCCTGATTTTGGAGCGAAATAATGGCTGAAGAAAAAAAGAAAGACGAACTAGATGACGTTTTGGGCGTTGACTCAAAATCTGACTCTGAATACAAACTTGACGAAGTCGATCCTCTTTTTGCAAAGAAGGAAGAAAAAGAGTTTTCTGACAAACCGATCGAAGCGCCGAACTATAGCAATGTCCCCGAAGCTGGCGCTGCTGGCGCTGTTGTCGGTGCTGTAGCAGGGAGAGTTCTACCGAAAGTAGAAGCTCCTATGCCGAAAGGCTTGGACACTGCAAAAGTAAATGCGTCTGTTGCACAAAAGTCTGTGCAGCGACAAGTTGAAGCGCTGAAAGATACAAAAGCAAGTCAAACTCTTAAGATAGACGAAACGCTAAAAGAATTAAACAATGCAAGGGCAACTGCTTCTGAAGCAGAGCGTAAACTTGCACTTGCTCGTGAAAATGCAATTAGACTAAATGCTTTACCTGAACCACCGCCAGCAGCAGAAGTGCCAAAAGTTTCTGATTTAGATTATCCTGGAAAAGCCTCTGCAGGAGCAGAGCGCCACGCCAACAAGATGTCTGAAATTCGTGCAACAAATCGTGTTCAACGTGGACTTGAAGGTGTTAAAGAATTGCAAGGTGCAGGTAATGCTCCTGGATACACTCGTGTAAGTCGAATAATTGTTCCTGATTCTTTAGCAAATGCTTCTGTTTACAATGCTGAGCAATTGCTTGCACAAAAACAATTAGCCGAAGCTGAAGCTGCTTACAAAACTGCTCAAGCGAACGCAAACAGTATGCAAGCAAAATGGAAAGGTCTTTCAGGCTCAACTCCAAAATCTGTCGTAACTGCAGAGACTGGTGTGGCTCGTGCCACAGAAAAAGCAGCAACTGCAGCTGATAAATTAGCAGAGTTGCAAGCAGCTAAGCCAACAGGCTTACAACGAGCTGGTGCACTGGTTTCTAAAATTCCTTTCCTTAACACTCTTTCGGGTGGTTTGGTCGGTGCTGAATTGATGAATGCAATCGAGCAAGCCAATCGAGGTGAAAATTTCGACGCAGCAATGTCGGGTATGGGTGCTGCGGGTGGAGCGCTTATGATGGTTCCGAACCCATATGCAAAAGTGGCTGGCGCAGTTTTAAGTGCACCACCCTTAGCGTATCAAGGCTACCAAGCTGCAAGAGATTACTTCTCTCCTAAGCAGTAAACGCTCTCCGTCTCCTTCACGTTAGGGAGAGTGTTTTGACCCCACTTCGGTGGGGTCTTTTTTAATCAGCGCCGAAGACCATGCTTCTAGCCAGATGTTGTAAGGGTCGTTGAGCATGTCTTCGTTGCCAGTGCGCTTCAACAATGCAACCCAATCCTCGAATTCTTTTTTAGGATCCATCAGATACCACCTTCCATTTTTCAATTTGTAACATACGGATGCCGTTACCACCCATCCGACCTCGTATCAATAGAACAGCACCGATCGGCACTGCCTCTAAGATTTCTTTGCCCATCTTTTCGTAGTCCTTACGACGCACTGTGGCGATTGCTAAGCCAGTGTCGTCTTTGATGGTTACGTTAAGCCAATAACGGAACTGTCGGTCGTAGTCGGTAATCACGCCACCACGCTTCATTACGTTACCAGTTTCCAGAGCATCACGTAAGTTCTTTTCCGTTAGCACCCCGATCAAAACTCGCTCCGATCCGTCTGCTTCAAGGTCGTTACACTTTGTAAACTCCCAGCCCTCTTTCAATCCGTACTTGCGTGGGTTGGCATACCATTCCCCAAACCGAGCAGTGAATGGGTATGGATCTGGCCATTTTAGTCTTGGGTTTTCAAGTTTGGCGGTTATACTTGGGGGTAGATCTTTTTTTGTAACTCTTGAATCGAGGACTTTTTGCGCCATCTTTGGACCAATCCCGTGGACTGCGGTAAGCCCACCATAAATTGCATCTCCTTTAGCTGCCCAGCTGGCTTCCGAACGATCTTTGTCGAACGCTACGTATTTGAAACCTTCGGCTGTAATTTCTCGGAGGAGTTTGAGGACTGCGTCATCGTCGGAGGTGTGGCGCAAGGAAGCAGCACTGAACTGCAGTGGATGGTAGTACTTCAACCAAGCTGTCCACGCAGAGATGACGGAGTAAGCAGCTGCATGTGCCTTGACGAAAGCGTACGACCCTGCATGCATCATTGAGTTCCAAACCTCAAGTGCGGATTCTTTGTTGATGTTTTGTTGCTCAGCACCATCCAAAAACTTGTCTCGAAATTGATCGAAGTATTCTTTGCCCAACGACTTAGACATTGCTCGACGCAATGCAGTCAGCTCTGGCCAACCAAGCAAGCCAATGTCCCGACCAAGGAACAAGATCTGCTCTTGATAAATAACAACACCTTCAGTTTGCTCAGTCCACTTTTTATGAATGTCATGATGATACAACGGAACATCCAACCCTCTCCGCACGTCGAGAAACTTCTTCGCACCACCAGACTGCAATGGTCCAGGACGAGCGAGGGAAGTGAGTGCGACAATGTCGTTGAAATTCTTGACTTGGAATTGCCTGAGCAACTGCCGAGCAGCATCACCCTCGAGCTGGAAAACACCAGTGATCTTTTGACTGTTTAGCAATTCTTAGATCTTTGGGTCGTGCACGTCGATATCGGTAATCTTTTTGCCGACTTCGTCTAGGGTTTCTTGCACAATGTCGAGCGTCTTCAGTCCTAATGCGTCCAGCTTCACAAGGTTTAACGACTCTGCTTGGTATTTGTCGATCTGCCCGATTCCCTCTGCAGTGACGGAACAGTAGTCTGCGACTGGCGTATTGCAAATGATCACACCTGCAGCGTGCACACCTGCATGGGATGCGTGTCCTTCGAGCGCACCTGCATTCCTGAATCCAGGATGTTTGTCGAGCAACTCTCTGCCAGCCTTGAGCGCACCCATCGTGTCTTCAAGACAGAATGCTGCACGTGAGTCGCCTGATGACCGCTCAATCATGTTGTCTCGGATCTCGGCAGTTTCCCAAACTGGAATCTTCATGCGCTTGCCGACGTTGGCGAGAATTGATTTGGGCTTCAGCTTGTTGACGTTGCCCAGTCTTGCAATGTTGGTCTCACCATACGTTTCTTTTAGGTAAGTAAACAATTCGTCCCTGCGGTCTCCAGGAAAGTCCATATCGATATCGGGTAAGTCGATACGAGTAACGTCCACAAAACGCTCGAACAACAATCCGTGCTCAATCGGGTCGAGTTCGGTTATGCCGAGCAGATAGCAGATTATCGAACCAGACGACGATCCACGTCCAGGACCAACGAGCATTCGCTCACGTGCCCAGCGCATTAAGTCATAAACCATCAAAAAGTAGGACTCGAACTGCTTTTCACGAATAACACCCAGTTCACGCTGTAATCTGGCTTCGTATTCCTCACCGAAACCCTTTGGAAAGCGCCAGCTGATACCTTTCCTTGCCTCTGCCTCTAAATCGCCTTCTACGACCATATTTTTGGCCACTGGCAGGGTTACAGGCTCAAATCGTTCAGCGATTTCCTCCCAACTGACTGAAAATGGATGAATTTCGTCAATTTCACGCTGTGACCACCAATGTTGCGAGTGTGCACCCAATCGCACCCCTAAAAGTTCAGCGTACTTGCGGTCTGTTGGGGCAGGGTAGCGCACGTCTGAAACAAAGAACAGTGGTAGGCTCTTAGCACGAGCTACTTCGATATTTATTTTATTTTTCAATGGATTGAGTGGGTGCAAGTCCACGACCATGTCTTGCGCTTTGACTCGCTCGATTTCGGCAGTAAACGGAAACACCAACAGATTGTCGGAAAACTCTGTGTCGTAAGTTATGCCTGCACTGTGGCGGTAAAGTTCCCGCAGACCCTCTTGATTCTTGGCGAGCACCTTGATGGAGCGCTCTTCGTCGCCCACGAGGAGTTCTGCGCCAAGAATCGGTTGGATACCTGCCTTTTCTGCAGCCTTGAAAAAAGGCACATGACCCCACGTGCCAACGTCACAAATTGCTGCTTTGGTATAACCCAACTCGCTGGCTCGTGCTACGACCCTGCCAATCGGTCCAAAACAGTTACCAAAAGTGAACTCAGTTCTTGTTATCATTTAGCGCCTTGTAACACTCCCACAATGCTCGCACGTCGTCCACTGCTCGGTGAGTTTGGGCGAGGGGTTTGCCTTGTGTGTGTTCGTAGAGTTCGGTTAGTTTCATACGTCTGCCCTTTATGTGCATCGTTGAATCGACTGTGCATACTTGGTTCGGGGGGAAAGGGAATCTCCTCTCCCAACCAGTGCGGAGTAATTCAAAGTATAACACGTCTCGGTCAAACGCAACATTATGCGCAACAAGCGTGTGGGCGCCAAGGAAGAAATCAGCCAGCTCGGGAATGACTTCCTCGATCGTGCGTTTCCCCTTGAGTTGCTCTGGCTTGATGCCTGTGATTTTGGTAATCTCGGCAGAGATTTCCTGCTTTGGATCAATCAGCTCGCCAAGTTCCGCTACGACACTGCCTTTGTCCGAGACTTTGATTGCACCGATTTCAATAATTCTCGGTTGCAATACTAAGTCTGACGAACTCGGCAGTATCAAGCCTGTTGTTTCAAAATCAAGCAGTATGATCATCGGTCAGCTCTTCCAACATGGCTGCATAGACCGACAAGTCGTGCGCTGAATCTTTGTGCCCACCTCGCTCGAGGTTTTCTGCGTAACGCATTAACTTGCTAAGGCACTGCACGAGGATTCCGTAACGATTGTGGTCGTCTGCAGAAATGCAAGGCAACCCCTCAGGGAAAAGTATCTCGACAACTTGGCCAAACTTTTTGTAGTTGTCGCCATACAGTTTGTTGCGCTCTTCGTAAGTCTTGGCATTGCTACGCAAGATTTCTGGAACAGTTTGGATTTTCTTTTTCATACTAAGATTCCTTTCACACCGATTGAGTTATACATTTGGACTATGTCTTGCCTGTCGTCGTAGGCTTTTTCGATTTTAAACAACTTGAGCAAGTCGAGGGTTAACTTGCGTTTCATCTCGGCAGAATGCTCTTCGTTGTCGTTGGGGCGCATGATCAATGCATCGTAATGCAGGTCGTTGTCTTCCAACCACCGACGAGTTTTCAATCGCATATACTCGGGACGAGCAGTCATAAAGAAAACTTTACAAGGTGCTTCGTCCACGATGTGGCGATTCATAACAGTGTCGCCACTGCAGTGCAGGTGATACTCGTGGTATTTGTGCAACCCATCTGGTGCTTCTGGGTCGATCAACCAATGACGCCAAGTGTCGTCGCTGATTGTGTTGTCTAAATCGACAATACGAATGGTGTTCGGCAGCATGTTAGTCCTTCCTGATCAGGTCGATTGCTTTTGCGATTTCCCAGCCAACACCTTTGCCAGTGGTGATGCCCATTTCGTTGGCGATCGTCTCGAGCATTTTAACGGCAACGTCTTTATCAGACTCGAAGAACGGAGTTGCCCATGGCCAGACTTCAAGAATCAAACTTTCCATCTTGCGTACAATCTCGCCATACTCACCTTGTGCACGCAACGACTTCCGTGCCTTAATGAGGTCAGTGACGGATCGGAAGTTATATTTACAAACAATGTTGCACTCAGTGTTCAATGGCAGGATACCACGTGCATCCTCGAGCGCCACACCCATCTCGACCAACTCTTTGTAGGATTGGCGAGCAGACTCCACCGCAGTGCGATACGCTTCGAGCTGACTGCCTTCCAACTTCCTGCCTTCAACAACACCCAGCTCAGACGCATTGGTAACACGCATCGACTGCATTGCGTAAGAAGCAGTGCGAGTGCGAGTTATTTGCTGCGCTACAGCTCGGCTGATACCGCTGAGCAGGAAGGTAACGTCCACAAACTCCCAAGAGCTCTTTATGGTCTTAGCCATGTATTGCAGCTCTTCCTCTTTTTTGCTAATGCCCCAACCCTTGATCTGGCTCATAAGACCAGAGCTAAGATTGAGACGAGTTTGCTTAGTGAAGATCATCACGTCTGCAGCATGCCACATCTGGTCGCTACGACCGATGCCTGTAAAATCGATTAATTCAACTTTCATTTTCTTTGCTCACTTTCTTTTGTAAAACAGCAACAATTTGCAATATTTGGTCAGGGGTAAACTTGTGATTGGTTATGTAGTCTTCAACAACATGACAAGCAAAGTTTACACCACGATCAAAACAGTCTAACCCCTTAGCGATTGCAACTTCCTCGTGTACGAGTCGGCATTCACCAGTTTCTTGATCACATTCAGATCCTGAAGGACGTCGTCCAGTAATATATTCCGCCATGTTGCAAATCTCCCTAAAGAATAAACTCCGTGTTGTTGTGAAAGACTTTCGACAACAAACCTACGGAGTGGTTCGTCGATCGGTGCAATCTTGCCATACGATTGCTTGTGGTTGGCATCGATGACCTCAATGTCGTCGTCAACAAGACCAAATGCATCAAGCACCTCGGTCATGTCGGACTGCACGTAAGTCATGTCGTCGACCGACTCAACAATTAGCAAATTGCCAGTGATTGAGGCTCGGTACACAGCAGTGCTCGGAGACGGAAAATAAATCGTCTGGAACACGTCTGCAGATTTGACTCGGAAGCGTTGCACCCGAATCGGAGAGAACTTGAACAACACGCTCTCTTTTAACTCCATGCCTGCGAGTTTGAGCGCAATGTTCATAGGGATCGTGCTGATGATTGGGTGGTGCTCGGGCAATTTCTCGACAGGAGTTTCCCATTCCACTCGATCACCAACCTGTTCGATCAAACGCAAGATAAAGTCTTCGGGTGCAATGTAACGATCCGCTGCATCCGTTTTCCAAATTGATCGGTCAAAGTAACCACCAGCAACCTTGTGCGAGTACAAATTCGACAACTGAATGTTTGGCTCGTAGAACTTGCCATCCACCCAGATGTTTTTGAACACACGAATCTTGCGGAACGGAATGCCCACTGCATCGCCGACAGCAGAGGTGCGGAAGCGCAAGACAGCCCTGTGAGACTGCCTGTCTTTCGACGAGGCTTCAAACACCTTTGCTTGCGGATTGACCGCAGCAGCGATCAACCCACTCAGCCCAGCGCCAAGTATGATCATAACATCTCCTCGGCGATCTCCCACAATTTCATATTCACCTTGACAGTGTTGTCCATTGCACGGATGCCGTGTGTGCGAGTGTTGCGACCATTCGTTGAACGACCAACGATGCCACCTTTGATAAGGTTTTCTTGCACACGATTGAAAATGCGCCACAGGTCTGAGCCTTGGTCTTCCGCACGACGAGCCTCGAGCAATGTGTGTGGCATAACACGACCACCCCAGAGCGCTGAAGCCAGCACAGAGAATTCAACTTCCTCGTTCTTGCTAAGGACACGTTGCTTGAACACGTCGATGCGACGAGCTGCTTCTTGCGCAGACTTGATGACCTTGTTTGCTTCCTCAAGCACACGCTCAGCAGTTACGTCCACGTGGCGAATGCGAGCAGATTCAATCTCCTGCGACTTGACGATCAATCCGTTGGAGCAAACAAAACGGAACAAGCCAGCTTCCATACGCAGAGAAGAAGAGCCATCGTTAGCATTGATGACCATTATCTCGGGCACAGAGCCATTGATCTCCTTGAGGTAAGACTCGTGGCGCATACGCACAAAGTGACGCACCATGCGTGGGTCACGTTTGCGTGGCTTGAGTGTGTTGGTTTGCGTTACTGTGAAACCCTCTTCACGCATGAGGTTGACGACTGATTCGGTGCTGATCAAATCGTACTTGGCAGAAAGTTTTTCGAACTTGATGCCGTCTGTTGCTGCTTCTGGAAGAATAATTTGTGACATGTTTTGCTCCTGTTTAGATTGAAAGACCGAGAACTAAAAATATATACATACCTGTTGCACCGAGTGCAGCCATCAAGACCATCTGCCACCAATTTGGCTCCCAATTGTCGCTGAATGCTTTTGGTTTGACAATAGAGTCGATTTGCTTGTTGACGCTGGTCATTATTTCTTTTGCCCTTTTTGCTTCAAGTTTGCTTAAGCCCAACTCGCAACGGATGTTGTAGATGTAGCCTGTGGTGCAGTTTACTCGCTCAGCAATCTCTTTGATCGACATGTTGCCCTCGTTCAAGAGTTTGATGATCAACTGCTTGCGGATAGATTCAGCCATTTGCTTTCTCCAGTTTAGTTTTAAAGAGCGCCAATAATTCTGGCGGTGTGGTGGCTCGTATACCGAGCTTCTTGTCTAGTTTTTGGTAATGAGTCTTGATCAAATCTTGCATCTTGCGACTCTGCTCAAGCACCTGATGCACAAGCTCAACAGCGTCACTGCTCTTACCACCGACATGCCAGTAGTAACGATGCAAAGGAGTTTCGCTCTCTTTCCAATCGTAGATGGTGGCGATGGTGCCGTCTTCGAACTGCAAGCGCCAGCAGCAGGTAACCTTGTCTGCTTGGCGGTCGTCTGGACCTTCGTCAGGCTGACCGAAAGCGTCGAACAGCTCGTCGTACGTAGCGATTACATAACCCTTGAGCGAAGTGCGTTCAATGATTGCGTCGTTTGTAAATTTCATTTCTGTTTCTCCAGTTTAGTTAAGAACCCAATAACCATACACGCAACGACCAGTCTCACGCTCTGGGTTGTGTGTATCGTTTATAACTCCGTCAACAACGCATGTGTAGTGCTTGCTAACAGAAACCACAAGGCGACCCATGGGCAACTCGCCATCCGTCAAATGCACTTTGCAACCAGTGCCTATGCCCATCGTTGCTACCCAGCTGAACCCTAGCTCAGCCATGTAATCTTTAAACCATTTACGACCCACGTTGATGCCGTTACGAGCCGAGGCAGAACGCTTACCAGCTTTGCCTGAGCGCTGGTTGCCAGTGCCTTCAGCGAGCTTTGCGTAAACTTCTGCGTAGGGTTTGCCAGAAGCAATTGCAATCGCACGAGCTACGCAATCTCCAGCAGAGCCTTTGAACCCTGCCTCTTGCCTACCACCATCGTTGAATTTGAATTCCATTTTACAGTTTCTCCAGTTTTGTTAAAGGTAGCGAGCCAAGTCTTTTTAGTCGTTCGTCTTCGAGTACTTGAGCTGAATAGTGTCGAGGCTCGCTAGTAAACTTTACGCTACTTGCGTAACACGCTCGGTCTTCACAGTGATGATCGAGCTGATTTTAGTAAACTTCTGAACTTGCTCGGCAGTAGCACCGAGTTCTGCTGCAAGACCTTTGCCGTCGAGCGTGCCACGCTGAGACAAAGTTACTTTAGCAACATACTCGTTACCAACAGTAGCACCTTCGCCGAACTCGTTAGCCACGTGGGCTTTGAGTTCCTTGGCACGTGCTTCGAGCGCTTTGATTTGGTCGTTGATAGAACCGAGTTCGTCGACGATTGATACGATTTGGTTATTTGCTTTCATCTGTTTCTCCAGTTTGGTTTAGGTTTCAACCTCTCACAAAATCGTTCGAGGTAAGAGAATTATCTCTCTAAAAATTGGTTAAGGCAACAACTTTTTCACAAAAATTACAAAATATTTTCACTATTTTTACCAGTGAAAACCCTTGATCAGGCAAATTCTGGGGAATTTAGCCATAAAGGCGCACCGCCAGCACGCTCCCAGCTCATCCAGTCGGTCGTGTCGAGCTTGTGGCGGTAATAATTACGATAGGACTCGACAGGATCGTCGGTCTTGCACTCGTCAGGCATGCACAGGGCAAATGGGACGCTAGGCGCTTTGTTTAGCGCAGGTGGTGCCTTGCTCAGCTCGCCAGAGAACAACTCAGCGCAAGCGTGGTATTTACCATAGCGCAACTTGTATTCACGAGCAAGGTATTGCCCAAGCGTCAAAAGCCAGCGATAATTCATAAGGGAAGCAGCAGCCCACTGAACACAAGGATGGTTCTCGTGAGTTGGTTTGTATGTTACGTTAGCGCCATTGCCGTGGATGTGGTGCACAGTGGCAAGAATCTGCGCTGTTTCGAGCGTCATCTTAACAACGTGTTTGTCGCAGTGCATCTTGGCTGCAAGTGGTGCGGATTGGTGTAGTACAAAAATGTTCATCTCGGTTTCTCCTGTTGATATCGACTGAACTTTTCAATCGATGAAAGAATTATGCCTCAATTTTCACGAAAAGCAAACAATTTTTGTAAATATTTTTCATCTTTTTTGTAAGTCGTTGTTTTTTATAAGGATTTTATGAAGGAATCAGCACTCTGGAGTAGCCTAAAAGACTCAGGCGAGCTGCCTTTCCACGTAAGAATTGAGTCTCCAGCCAGTCCTGGAGTGCCTGACGTGTACTTTTCCCTCAACAACGGAGTCACGGGTTGGCTCGAGCTAAAAGTTGTTCCCGACACGCACAAGAAAATTTTAACGCAAGGCACGGGAGTCGGGCAACTCCGTCCTCTTCAGGTTCTATGGGCTAGGCAAGCAAGCGACAAAAATATTTTCACGAATGTGTTGCTCTTCGTCCAAAAACGAGCGATACTTCTGTCAGGTCGAGACGTTTTCCCTCTTTTGGGCGCACCGATTGACCAAGTGTTAGCGAGGGCATTGTGGGTTGGTTCTACCTCTCCACGTGAGCGCTGGCAAGGACTACAGGAGAAACTGGATAAACATGGAAGAGAAACAACTATTCACTTGGCAGCAGAAGGCTCTGGATGAGTCGGCTAAACGCACGTCCTACGGACTGTTTTCCGATCCTGGAACAGGCAAGACCTACTGCGCCTTACGCATCGCACAACGCTGGACTGACAACGCTCTAGTCGTGTGTCCGTTGTCTGTCAAAGAGCAGTGGGCAAAGGAAGCAAAACTGGTGGGTGTGCCTACGGAAATCTATCACTACGAACAGGTGCGCAACAAGCGCTACTTCGACGTAATCGTGAACAAACTCCGTGCTGGTCAGACCACGTTCATCCTTGACGAAAGCCACCGCATAAAAAGCCCAAGCACCGCAACAACCAAAGCAGTGCTCAAGCTGGCGCCACTCGCCACAACAAGGCTCGCACTCACTGGCACTCCGACTGCAAATTCACCAGCGGATTTATACACACAGCTCAAGTTCTTGCAACCTGAGCGCAAGATGGAAACCTATCGGGACTTCCAAAGCGAATACATCGAAGCACTACCAGCAAACCATCCACTCATGAAGCGCATTGCTGGTCGTCCGTTCATTGCACAAAAGCGCAAAGATGGATCGCTGATGACAAAGAACATCGACAAGCTGAAGAAGCGTGTGCATGAATACGGCATCACAGTCAAGTTGGACGAGGTGGTGGAGTTGCCTGAGCGCACGATGTTGACACGCATGTGCACACCCGACAGCGAGTTGCTCAAGACATATCGAGAATTGCAAAAGAATTACATCGCCAAGTTCAAGTCCGAGGAAGTAACAGCGCAAAATGCCGCAGTGTTGGCTGGGCGCTTGACACGTCTGTCCTCGGGTTATGGTCATGCTGACTTTGACGTTTCATTTGCTAACCCGAAATTGCAAGAGCTTGTCGACGACATTGGCTCATTCGTAGCAGCAGGGAAGTGCATCGTCTGGTCAGTGTGGACTGCCGAGCGCAACGACGCAATGGACGCACTCAGCGCACGTGGTTGTCGAGTGACGCTTGACCCAGACGAATTTATAAATGGTGACTACCAGATCTTGCTCGGTTCACCCAAGATGTATGGCACAGGCTTAAACTTGCAGTGTGCCAAGTACCAACTGTGGCTCTCTCGGTCATGGTCGTTGTTGGAAAGGGAGCAAGCACTAGCAAGGAACTACCGAGCTGGGCAAACAGAGAAAACAGTTGTTGTGGATTACTTAACAGAAGGAACAATCGATGCAAGAGTTCTGAATGCTTTGGAAAACAAAACAGATTTACTAAACGAAATAATGACCACAGGAGCATTTTGATGCCACGAGTATTTATCACGTCCAACCGCATGCGCAAGGACACATACACGAGGGAACTAAAGCCCATCGTCGACTTGCGCCCAGCCGAACAATACGGAAGTCTTGTTTCGGTTTTTGACCACGACATGGATCCAAGCAAACGTGAAGACGTAATGGTTGCGTCAGAGCGCTTACAAGACTTTGACCCAGAGCAGGATTACATTCTGCCCAATGGCTCGCCAATCGCCACACTGACAACAGGCTTACTGTTGCGAGAGAAAAACGTCGAATCTGTCCAGACACTTGTGTGGGACAAGATCTATCTTAAATATTTATTGAATGTGATTGAACTATGAGCGAACACGCAAAACTTTCTCC